AGATAGACCAACGCAGTACCCACTGCGATCACACCACCGTGAATCAATCCACGCCGATACACTCGGCTCAACAATGAAAAGAATTCTTCCCGATCCATTTGCTTTCTCCTCTGTGATTACTCAAAGTCAACCTTCTGCCCACTCGGCGGGGTGAACCCGCTGTGTCGATTAGTCACCAACCACAACGCAGGAACCTTCGTCTTCCAATTGATGTCCTGCTCGACGTAGCCATCGGTGAACACAATCAAACAGTCAGGGTTCAAGCCATAGTTAATTACGTATTCACTGACGCATGAAACCTTAGTTCCACCGCCGCCCTGTGGCTTGAGCATGTACATCATGTTGTCGTAGTTCTCATAGAACATCTGTTCGCCATGCACCTTGGTGTCCCACCACAACACACGAATACTGTCAGGCGTCACCATCTCGCAGAGCGATGCAATCTCCGCTGCGAACTCATTGATCTGTCGCTGACCAATGCTGCCTGACGTATCGATAGCAATCGTGATCTCGCCAATAGTCTCGGACTGTATGCTTGGCATATAAATATCATCGACCATGCGACGAACATTCATACGGCGCCATGTGTAGTCATCTCGTCCCTTGGCAATCGATGTCACAAAGTCACGCAACGCTTCGCGCCAATCGACACGGGGCTGCATGACCTCGCTGATCACACGAGGAACTTTTACACCAAACTTACCGGCAAGCATCGAACCCTGTTGAAGTGCTTCGCTGATCTTGTCACCGATCTCTTTGATCTCATCGGGAGTTGCCTCCCGCATCTCCGTGTCATCGTGCTCATCGAGCGGTTGCAGATCACCGACACCACCGTTGCCCTTGCCGTCTCCCTTGTTGCTACCTTCACCCTCACCCTTGCCGTCACCCTTCTCTTTGTCCTTGCCTTTGTCCTTCTCTTTCTCCTTCTCCATCTGCTGCTTCAGATCGTTGTACACCTCACGCACAGACCAATCGTGATACTTGGGGCTGTACAGTGCACCCTCCGGCAGTCTCGCCAGAGATTTGTCTTGCAGATTCTCGATGATGTCATTGACCACAAAGTCCATCGCCACATTGGCGAGCCGTGCGTTCTCCTTCATCAAGTCCTTGTGGCGTGGAATGTGCTTCAACAACACGTGGAAGTTCTCGTGCATGACCAACGCACGTACCTCGTCATCCTTGAGTGAATCGATAAACTTCCTGCCGTAACGTTTGTTGAACCCATCGGTGTATGCCGTAGGACAACCCTCGTCAACAACACTCGACTCACCCAACAGCATCACGCCTGAGTAGAGACAAGTCTCGGGATGACGCATCAAAGTAATGTGCGCCTTCTTCAGTCTTAGCTCTGCGTCCATATGCTTTCTCCTATGCTTTCGCCTGTTAGATTAACAACTCAAAGTTATCCTTCGCCCACTCCATGACCTGCTGATTGTTCTTCGCAATCCGTGCCGTGCGGTTGGACTGCAACAACATCGTGAAGAACACAGCCTGTACCTCGCTCGATCTGAGCCGATTCACGAACCGCATGAACTTGCTTAGATCATCCTGCGTCTCGATAGAGTCAATCGCATTGAACATCATCAAGAACAGCGCAGCCGGTTTCTCTGGTACGTCCACGCCCTCGGGGTTCTCTAATACTTTCTTAATCGATATCAACTCTTTCTCCAACGACATGAACGCAGCCATCGACTCCGCTGCCGCTGCACCGATAGTCCCTGCGAGTGCTGCCTGTGTGAGCTTGTCACCCACATCGTCACGGGCACGAACTGCGTGATCTGCCTTCGCCAGTGAGCGGGGAGACACGAACGCGCCTTGACCACGATGATTCGGATTGAAGATGTACGGGTTCTCGTCCTGCCCACCATCTAAGTAAGACGCAAGGCATCGCGGGTTCATCGCCACCCATGCACGAATCACAGCAGAGACACCATTCTCTGATGCCCACGGCAACCAGACCTTCTCAGTCGGTTTCTGGATGTTGATCAAGGTCACACGGTTCGTGCCGTGTGCGTGTAAGAAGTCACCCACGTTGTCGGATGGATTGTTAGTAGTACAGAACACAACGCTACCTTCCGGTAGTTTGTAATCGCCCCACTGATGCTCCAACACCAACCGCATGGCGAGCTTGAGTAACAGCTTGTCACCCTTGCCTAACTCGTCGATCATAATGAACTTCTTCTTATTGGACTTGGGCTTGACCAACGATGACGGGAAAAACTCTAGCTCACCCGTGTCACGGTTGGGCGCACGAATGAACAGATCACCCATGTCGATGCTCGACCAGTCGATATAGATGTGATCCCACTCGTCGTCGCCTAACTCCCGTTTCGCCCGTGAGTGAAGTGTTGATTTGCCGATCCCCGGCTCACCTCTGAACAGGTAAGTGAGCTTGTCGCCATTCGCCCGTAGCAGCTTGTACGCTTCGTTGATGCTGACGGGGTTGTTGAACTGAATCGTGTTGTTCATCTGCTTTCTCCTGTTGATTGATTAACTCAAACACCAAACTTCGCCAAGATATCGTCCACTTCTTCCTTGACCACGATGCGTGTCGTGTCGTGATTCCGCAGTGCGTCGATGGTCACACCATCTAATGCTTTCTTGAGCCGTGTACGCACCTCGTCTAGCTGGGGATCTTCAGTCACGTTGAACTTTGCAAACGTGTCGCATAGCTCGATGGCTCGCTGAAGTGTCGTGTCGTAGAGCTTCCTCCGCTTGATCTTGATCTCCCCGTTCTCAACCACAGTCTCGGTCTCACAGCAGTGCGAGATCGATCTCATCACCTCGACAAGCTGCTCCTTCTGTCGGTTGATAATGTTCTCCACCAAGTCACGAGCCTGTCGCTCATAGTGAGTCTGCAAGTCTGCCGCCAAGTCCTGCGCGATCTGACACCGAAAGTCCCCAACGGGAACTTCTGCCGTATACAGCCGAATCGAGAACTTGCTAAAGACTTCATTAACTGACGGGTAGTCCTCCCGTTTGAACATATCTCCCTGCACGAACGCCATGTTCGACACAATCGTGGGGTATGCCTTGATGAAGTCGTCCACCAGACCTTTGAATGTCTGCTCGTGCTCGTTGAACTCCCGCATAAACTGAGTGAGCTGCACCGCAGGTAGTATGCGTTGCGATCCGGCCCAGTCGTACGTGCGTCTCTGCATCCAGTTGTAGACCGTCTGCCGATAGTTCAACACACGACGATGCTCGGGGTTCTTGGCAAGCAAATGCTTCACGAACTTGCCGCTGTCACGATCTGCCTTCTTGGCAGTTGTCACCTCCTCGCTGATCTCGTTGTCTTGGCGTGTCGCTGTCCAGACGTTCACTTCGGGGTGAACCAATACACAAGACGTTGCCAGTGAAACCACGTGTTGTGGCTTTTCTAAAAGGTTGCCGATAGTCATATGCTTTCTCCTGATTAGGTTGAATTCCCACTCTCATAGTATAACAAAACTAGACATATATGTCAACAGTTTAAACAACATAGTTATCTGTACGATCCTCCATTGGTGGATGTTTGAGCGGTAGTTCTAGCTGCACCCACTCGCCTTCTTGCAACATGCGGCGGGCTTCCTCTTGCTGCTTGAAGTCCTCCCACCATTGGGCTTGCTCGTGCATGAACCACTCGTGTGCGGTTAAAAAGTCTCTGTCCATCGCTCATACTCCTTATATTCGATACGGTCATTCTCATCTTCAAAACGCATGTGGTTGATCAGGTCATGCCGTGTCCACGCTTTGCAGATGGGGCATCCTGCTTCCTGCTCTGGGCATCGTTCGCCCACCCACTTGAGCAATTCCTCCTCAGTTAAAAATCCTTCGCTCATAACTTGTCCTCACTTAATAATTTCTTTATCCATCGGATATGACCCCGCAGTGCATCGATCTCAGTCTCGTAGCGTTGCACAACGTCCGACCCACCCTGTCCGTAAAACAAGCAAGTTTCGTAAGCAGCTCTACGGATGCCGCGATCAAAGAGTTTGACCGTTGAAATCTCGGTCTCGCCCACTCGGGTAAACGCCACTGGGTACGGACTTACTTCAAACTTTTTCATCTTCTCGCTCATCGGTAAAAGCCTCCCTTGTTGTTGATACCCATCAAGTCTCGCGGGTCAGTGATGACCATGTAGTTGCTCTTGTGCATCGGCACGATGGTGCGGGTTGGGGCAGGTCTCGCACAACTTGGCTTCATGCAGATGTCGTAACCCAACCGCCAACGGGCGATCTTGATCGGCGTGCCACACTTCACACAGCATAGTTTCTTCATCGCTTTCTCCTTTGTTACATGTTTCACTCATGGGTGAAACGTTGATTAAGTGCCAGCTAAATACGTTCTCTCATCTTCCTATAGTATAACAATACTTGACGTATAAGTCAAGGGGTTAGGCAAAATAGTTGTGTGGAGGGGCACGGGAGAATAAGGGGGGCTTTGTGGGTGCTATGTTTTAAGTGTAAGTTATTGATTTTAAAGGGGCTCGGGGGATTCTTGTGTGTCTTGTGTGTATTTTCGAGTTGGACGTATTCCCACTGGAAGATGAGAAGATTCTCATTTGGAATATGTAAAGGGAGTACGTAAGTTATTGATTGTAGTAGTAGTAGTAGTAGTATAAATATAATAATAATAATAATAAGAAAGAGAGAGAAAAGGGCTTGTGTGTGTTGTGGGTGATTTTAAGAATAAGAGGACGGCGGGCTGTGAGTTTTACACGTTGCGTATCCCGACCTTGCCTTCTTGGTTTTGACCCCCCTCTGCCGGACATACCCACAAAAACCACCCACAATTCACACAAGGCTCATAACTACTTGATTCCATTAAGAAATTCTTGTGTGTGACTTATCCCACAAAACACACAAACCACACACAAGACACACAAAGTTCCCACAAACCTACTTCATTAAAAGATATCCAAAACTCACGCAGACTTCATTAAAAGATGTCCAAAACTCACACCGTTTCACGTGGAGGTGAAACGTTAATTAAGCTCGCGCCTAGTTGGGGCAATTGTTTTTCATGTGTTGTTTGTTTAGCTCACGCCGTCACCCGCGCCCGCCCTACGCGCACGCACAGACAGATAACTGGTTTCATTTTCGCGGAGCGAAAAAAAGCCCCGACCGGCTTAGCCGGTCGGGGCGAAAGTGGCCTAGATCACTTGGCCTTGTCGATTGCGTCGCAGATCATCTTTTTCAATTCGGCCTTGTCACGTGGCGCGGTCGGATCATTGTTTTTGATCGCCGTTTTCTGTCGGGCCAGTAGGCTGTGGACTACTGATTTATCGCCTACGCTAATCCAGTCGGCATAGGCCTTGTTTGGTTGGCGTGTACCACGTGACCCATCCTTGAAAAACGCCAATAACTTGTTTAGACGATTCGACCTGTACTTGCTAACGCTAGTGCGTTTTTCGCCGACAATCTCATAAAGGCCGATATTGTCCGTTTTGAGTTTGCCAAACTCATAGGCCGACAGACTCATGGCATAGTCGACAGTCAGAGTGAACGTGACCGCACCATCCTTGACCTTTTCTTTTGGGCCGAGTTTGGTGTAGACGCCATTTTCGACTAGATAGACTGTTTCGCCGTCTATCTCATGTTTACGCGCTACCATGCCATCCTGAATATCTGCTAAGGCCTCATCAGTGAGGCCACTAGGATATCGTCGGCGTAGTTCGTCGGCGATAGTTTGCAGAGTGTCACTTGTAGCTGCGGCGTTATAGCCGAGGTCGCGGAGTGACGTTTTGTTTGACACGTTAAACATAGGTTTGCTTCCTATTGGTAAATGCGCCACGACATTGTGGCGTGATGTTGTTATAGCTCATGGGATCGAATAAGTAAAGTTTCATGTACAAGTGAAACGCTAATCAGGCTCACGCTCGCCGCGCCGCTCGCTCGCCCACACACGCACGCGAGGCCACATAACTGGTATCAAATCACGAGGGCAATAAAAAAGGGCCGAGAGGCTTTCGCCTCCCGACCCTAACGGAGAACCGTTTTAGTGCTCGATGCCTGCGTTTAGCAGTATCTCTCTTAATCTATCCACTTCTTCTTTGAGACTGCTTGTCTCTTTCTGCTCTTCTTTGTACCAGCGATAGTACGATTCAGAGTTTTCTTTGTATCGCTCATACTCCTCACATTTCTTTGATAAGGCACGAATCAAATCAACCATTGCGTCCATATGTTCCATTTGCTTTCTCCTAAAGATGGGGCGGTGTTAGTCCCGCCCCGTTGTGGTTAGATATCAAGTTTCAATTGAACAGGCACCCGATTAGCAGCGACATGGTTAACCCATACGACTGCCGGATAACCTGTGATGCCAACCATATGCAGAGATTGGATGATGAAGTCCCTCCTATAACCCTCATCCATTAACTCATTAATTGTCTTTGTGCCGTGGATGTATCGCTTCCATCCTAGGAACTTTCGACAATCTTTGAGGGCCTCTAACTCCCTACGTTTAGCGGTAGGGTACTTACTGTAGTCGATTGTGTTGTTCATACAGTTGCTTTCTCCTAAAGATGGGCAGGTTTGCAGTCCCTGCCCGTTGTGGTTATGCAATGTCTTGCATTTCAGTATGTTCAATCAATCCGCGTAACATGAATGCTAGATTGGTTAGTGTTATGTTATCTAGCTCGTTGTCTTGCGTAGAGGCGATATCTAGCAGTCGCCAGTGTAAGTACACAAGAGTCTCCATTTGCTCGTCAGTAATTTCGTATTTCATTTGCTTTCTCCTATGACAATTTATCAATGACGCGAGTGAATAACGTCTTGCGTTGATGATGCAGCATCATCTGGCGTGATATCCAAATAAGCCAGATCGCTTCCAATTTCGAGCATGGAAATAAATCGTCGCAAGTTAGATACCAATATGTGTACCAATATCCGTGATCTTTGATTTGATGTTGGATGTTGAAAGGATGCATTTGCTTTCTCCGTTTGCAGGCACATCGCCTGTGACTCCGTTATCTCATGGGATGACTTATTTGTCTAGTTTCATGTACTTTTGACCCTACCCTACCGGCGCACCCCGCTGTGCTTTGGGACTCCGCCCCGCCCCCCTTACCCCATAATCCTCACAAACAATCCCACATTTTTCCAAGTTCGCTACCCCACCCCCTCGATATAAAACACCCCCCGGTATCTAATTTGGTACCATGCCATTTTCTTTTATATATTTTGTTTGTATTATCCACGCGCATGGAGCCACTGATTCCTGATATAGAAGAGTTAGTTCCGCTTCCGGCTAAAGCCGCCGATGCGCTGCCTGCGCTCTCTGTGGAAGAAGAGTTAAATATGAGGGCGAGGACCATCAAGCTGATATCAGACTTGACCCAGACTCCACTCGTGCCTACAGAAGAAGATGTCGAAACTGCCAAGGAGTTGGCGCGGGAAATGATGGAAAACCCGCAGAAGCGTATCGAATACGCTAAATATCCTAATGAAATGATGGCCTATCTTGCCGGTATGGTGGCTCAGACCAACTGCGCCCTCGTTGATGATTTGTCTGAGCTAAAGATGTATGTGGTAAATAAGCTACTGTATGAGGTGGAACACGCCGACAATAGTAAAACTCGCATTGCAGCCCTGACTAAGCTCGGCGAAGTAGACGGGGTAGACGCATTTAAGAAGCGTAGCGAAGTCACGATGCAGATTAAACCGATTGAAGAAGTCGAAAAAGAGCTACTGCAGGTGCTAGAAAACGTGGAATATACGGTCGTCGACGACCCCAAACCGGAAATTACTCAACGTGCTGAGTAATTTTACTCAAGAGGAGCTACATAAGCTCCGTCTAGCTCTGCCAACCATGTCGGATAAGCAGAAACGGCATGTTTTGGACCTTTTAAAACAGTATCAGGCCCAGAAAACACAGATTTTGGGCAAGGATTCGTTCCTTGACTTCATCAAACATGTGTATCCGGGGTACAAAGTCGGCCCCCACCATGAAAAACTAGGCCGAATTTTTGAGGAAATTGCGGCAGGCAAGAAGAAGCGGGTCATCGTCAATATTGCCCCGCGTCATGGGAAGAGTGAGATGATCAGTTACCTCGCTCCGGCGTGGTTTCTAGGCAAGTACCCGCATAAAAAAGTCATTATGGCGTCTCACACCGCAGATTTGGCGGTGAATTTCGGTCGGCGGGTGCGTAACTTGGTGGACTCGGACCTATACCATGACATCTTCCCTAATGTTTCACTGCAGGCAGACAGTAAATCTGCTTCTCGATGGGGTACTAATTTCAATGGTGAGTATTTTGCTATTGGTGTCGGGG